ATCAGGTGCGATAGCAGTTGCAAATGACATAACTGTAGGAAAATATGATGTAGTATACGTATCAGGCTCGACACTTCCGTCTAATAGATATGCGGAACTTGAGTTCTATATGGATGCTTATTCAAAAGGACTGATTGATAGACAAGAGGTCCTAAAGAAGACAGAAGTCTTCGACATGGAAGGAGTTCTAGAGAGAACAGATACTATCGGCCAGCTTGAACAACAAGTTCAAAGTCTATCTGAACAGCTCAAGAAATTGGGTGGCGATATGCAAACGATGGAAAGAGAAAATGTTCACCTCAAGCAAAAGGTTGAAGTTGAGAAGTTTAAAACTGAACTGGATCAAACATCGAACAAAGCTAAAATGGCAAGTTCTTTATTTGAAAAGCGTTTAGATGACAACTTATCAATGGTCTCTAAGGAAATCCAGGATGCCGTGAAAGAAAAAACAGACTCAACCCCTTCAGCATCCAAAGGGCAGTCAAAAAAGAGGAAAAAATAAAAAATGGAAGCTAATGACCAAATAGCTCAAGAAAATACGGCTCCTGAATTTGAACAACAAATTGAGGATACTCGTGTAGACAGAGCAAACACGGATACAACATTTGAACAGAACCTAGGATTACCTATTGAACCTAATGATCAGGCCCCACCAACAGTGGATACCCAGCAACATGTAGAGCATCCTGCATCTCAACCTAAGCAGGACTTCTCTAAACAGGAAGTAGCTCCCGAAGGTAATGATCAAGTGCGCTACCAATACTGGCAATCACAAGCAGCTAAATTGCAGAATCAGCTTAACGAGTACAAAGGATATCAACCAATGGTTGACTATCTTCGTGCTAATCCAGAGGCCGTGCAATCTCTTACACCAGGTGGGCAATTACCTGAAGAGCCAGCACCAACAAGTCAGGAACCTGAGGCATTTCCTCCGCCTCCTGCTAAACCTGAGCAACCTCATGGATTCTCTAGAGAGGAAGCTTTTTCAGACCCTAGTAGCGAGAGTGCCAGGTACTTAAACGCAGTTGATGCATGGAGAGATGATATGCAGACATACAACTCTCTTCATAGTCAATATGAAATTGCAAAAGTGCGTGAAACGTACGAAACTAAAATCGATGGACTCGAAAAACACAATCTAGAACAGCAACAAGCAAGAGACAATGCTAAGCAAATGCAGGAGATCAGGAGTCATGTTGGTCAGAATTATGATTTAGGCGATAGGCTTGATGACTTTATTTCGACCATGAATGATCCTAAGTCTATTAATATGGATGACCTTGTGGGCTATTACAAATATAAAAATGGAATGGCCGCTGGTAATATACCCGCACCACAAGCACCCATAAGACAGACTCAGCCAAGCCCAGCATTCAATCAAACTAGACGTGCTCAGTCAGTACCAGCTCCTATGGGAGTTCAACCTGCAAGCGCAAATGCTGCTCCTAGTAGTGGTTCTTCGAATTTTATGGATTCTCTAATAAATGATCACAAAAACAAAAACATTCTCTAGGAGGGAATAAATATGGCAGACTATAGTTCTGGCGAAATCCTAAGCACCACGCCTTCGGGCGCCTTTGGTGGAGTGAGTGTTGATAATATTAGAAGAACGTTTGGTATTGGTGATAAAGTATCAGAGTTAGCTCCTGAGACATCAATTTTCTTCTCATACCTATCAAAACTTGGGAAAAAGCCAACAGATGAAACAGTATGGAAACCATTGGAATATCGTAACCAATGGCAAAGACGTAACTTTAAAGTGAGCTGGCAGAAATTAGGAGGACCATCAGGCGCAGACGGAGCAGCTATTACAAGTGTTGCTGATGCAGGTGCCTCTGATGGTACTCACTTTATAATTTGGACAGATTACGATCACACAGGCAAGCAAACTAAATCAGATGTATTACCTGATGCAGCTTCTTTTGTAGGTTATGCTCCTATCTTTCTAACTAAAAATCAAATAGTTAGATTTGACGGTGTAGCTTATAAATTAACTGCCGATCCTCAATATTATACATATACAGATGCAGATACTGCGGCAGCCTCAACTAAAGCCGCAGCTGGTAAAGCAGTTGGTTATTGCACTATCGACTTTGCTAATGTTGTTGTTGTATCAACTGGTTCAGCCACTACTGCATCCTTTAACAATGGTACATGGGATAAACAAGGTCAAGTGATTGGATCACAATGGGGTGAGGCGACTGGTGCTCCTGAAGGATGGAGAGATGAATTAAGTGCTGTAGAGTTCTATACACAGATATTTAAGACATCTGTTCCTCTAATGTCAGGATCAATGCAGGCTACTAGATACAGAGGTTACGCAAATGAGTGGAAGCGTATTTACGCAGAACACTTGAAATCGCATAAAATGGATCTAGAAAATGCATTCTTGTTTGGTTATGGTAAATACACTGATGCAGATACAAGAAACACATGGGGTGTAGTTCCATTCATTGAAAACAAAGGCGGGAAGAGGTATCAGTTCGATTATGATGCTGCTACTGCAGCTTCATCTGATTCAACATATGATGTTAAAGCTGGCTTTTGCTACGATGGTATGGTTGACGTTATGGATGACTTTATGAACTGGGAAGGTGGAAATAGTGGTCAAAAACTATGTCTAACTTCTCGTAAAGTTATTAATAGCTTACACAAAATGGGCGCAGGAAACTTCTTAGACAATTCGTTTCATTCGTCAGACGTGAAGACAGTCTTCTCTGCGAATCTAGAGACTAAAACATCTAGCTTCATGCCAATTGACATAACATCAATCTCTACATCTTGGGGTTCTATGAACTTTGTAGCACACCCACTATTTAGAGGAGATATGGAAGACAAGGCTGTATGTGTTGACTTGGCTAACGTATCGTACAGACCATTAAGTGGAAACGGAATATCTCGTGATACTTTCGTGGAAACTAATGTTCAAGAAAACGACATTGATGGTAGAAAGGATATGATTATCACAGAAGCAGGGCTCGAAATAATGCTTCCTGAGACTCATGCCACTATCGATTTCGTATAGTAGTTAATCTTAATGCCCCTTAGTTAATTCTAGGGGGCATTATTAAGGAGAAAAATGGCAAACTTTCAACAACGAATATATGATGCACTGGGGACAAATCAAGAAACCATCCTTTCTAATTTAGCTGACTCTACGCAGAACGATATATTGACACATGCACTCTGGACAGTTGCAAGGCAAATTCCAGCAGAACTATTAATACCTGTTTCTACTGCAGCGGCATACACTACTGCCAATGCAGGTGCAGCTGATGATTGGAAGGATTATTTGCTTCTAAGTGTTCAAAAGGGAACAGGAACTGCGGATACATATGTAAACGTTAAAGAAATTCCTATTACAGAGTCACACAAGGCTCTAGATTCAGATAGCATATACTATGCAACCGATTATAGTCCAGTATATTGGTTTAAAGACGGTGGAAAGATTCAGTTTGCTCCAGATAGTGCGAACGTTACGAATAAAGCAGTTAGATATTATCGCTATACAAAACAAGTATTATCAGCATTAGATACTACGGTTACTGGATTCCCATTAGAGGCTATGCCTGCAGTAACATACTTAGCAGCCTCAGATATGTTAAGATCAGCACTTCATACATTCAGTGAAGATGAGGCACCAGAAGAATATGCACAATGGAAAGTGCATGCAGATGAATTAGCTGAGCAATATTTAAAAGAAATGCAAATACTGAAACAAGTAGAGGGGAGTCAAGAATAATGAAGCTTAAAGAAATAATTGAATTAGTTCAACAGCATCATCCCCATATGGGTGAGACTGAAATTAGAAAGGCTATAGCAAGAGCTTCTGATCAGTTTTGTGCTGAAACGGAGATATTAAAAGGAACTTATTATCAGAATACAACTGCAGATAAAAGGTATTATCCTTTAGATGCGGATATACTTTCAATTAGGGAAGTGTTTTTAGATGGGGAGAAAATCCCTAGACTAGTAACTCCACCTCCTATTGAAGATGCTGATACAACTGGAGGTAGTTACGGATAATGGCTGAAAGATATAAAAGATATTGGTTTACATCTGAAGATCAACTTGCAATAGTTGAAGAGAAGAATGCCACAATAGAAAAGAACTATACAACAACCAATTTTGGTTCGATTGGTACAGCTGATCTTGAGATAAGATTGCATACAGTAAATCTAGATAATGCCAACTTTAGTGCTGGAGATATGACAACAACATCTCCAGGCACTCCTGTTCAATTTCATGAGGCTTTAGCCTTTAAAGTTATATCTCAAGGTTACGAAGATCCTAGAAATCAAAATCTTCAAGTTTCTCAATATTTTTTAGGGAAATACGATCAAAGAGTTAGGGATGCTAAAAAATACGCTAAACG